GACAAGTCAAACGAACCCCAACCCAAAGGGAAGACTTTACAGACGATTACGCTAGACGAATTGTGGGATTTTGAAACTACACATAAAGAGGAACGCATATGAGCCAACCAGTAGCAGAAGTAGGTGGATACAAGAACATCACAGCAACGGGGGCGGTCTCGACAGGGGCTTGCCAACTCATCGGGTTCTATGTCAACAATACATCAAGTGGAACGCTAGTCTTGCGTAATGGCGGTGCAAGTGGTGATGTAATGAGTGGGACGATCACTCCTGCGATTGGGTTTCACCGATTCCCCGCCTATGTAAGCAGTAGCGTTTACGCAACCATTGGTGGCACTTTGGATGTGACATTCTTCTACGCGGCTTAATATGTACGAGAACGCCTATGACGATGGGGCTTATGAGGAAGACCAAGGCCCGTACTGGCACGACCAACTAGACAAAGCCGCCAAGGTCTTTGACAAGTGGGAAAAGCGCGGTAAGAAGGTAGTAAGACGCTACCGAGACGAGCGCGATGCCATTGAGATGCCAAGGATGAAGTTCAACATCTTGTGGTCGAACATCTCTGTGCTGTTCCCTGCGCTCTACGGACGCATGGCAAAGCCAGAGGTAAGTCGTAGATACAGCGACCAAGACCCCGTAGGAAGATTAGCCTCTACGATGCTAGAGCGCGTAATCGAGTATGAGGTAACACAGTTTGGTGACTTTGACTCTGCGATGCAAGGCGTGGTGCAAGACAGACTATTGCCTGGTCGCGGTACAGCGTGGGTGCGTTATGAGCCAATCATTATTGGACAAGAAGCCCCAGAAGCTGCGACAGGCATCGAGCCACAAGAAGGCATCGAGATCACCAACACAGAGGAAGTCGAGCGCGTTGACTCAGCGCACAGCCCTGTGGATTATGTCTATTGGACAGATTTCTTACATTCACCCGCCCGAACATGGGATGAAGTCTGGTGGGTAAGCCGTTGGGTCTACATGACACCCGAAGAGGGCATCGAGCGTTTTGGTGATGTGTTCAAGAACGTACCTCTGCACGACCAAAATGACGATATAGACTCCAAAAACCCAATGACCGCGAAAGCGACCTATGGCAAGAAGGCTAAAGTCGCTGAGATATGGAACAAGCGCACAAAGAAGGTCTGTTGGGTTGCCAAGGGATACCCCCAAGCACTTGACGAGCGTGATGACCCTCTTGAATTAGAAGGGTTTTTCCCTTGTCCAAAGCCTTTATTGGCTACTACGACAAACGGGTCGATGATTCCAGTACCAGATTACTGCGAATATGAAGACCAAGCCCAAGAACTAGACAACCTTACACAGCGCATTTACCTATTGGTGAAGGCTTGCAAAGCGGTCGGTGTGTTTAACGCTGAATTCAAGGAACTTGGGCGGTTATTCACAGAGGGGGTGGACAACAAACTATTCCCCGTGACTGCATGGGCGGCAATGAGCGAAAAGGGTGGACTAAAAGGCGCGATAGACATGATGGACACAAGTGCCATCATCAAGACCTTACAGCAACTTTATCAATCCCGAGAGGTTGTCAAGCAATCCATCTACGAAATCTGTGGAATATCAGACATTATTCGTGGTGCAAGCAACGCAAACGAAACACTCGGGGCGCAACAACTAAAAGCCAACTTTGGTAGCCTCAGATTAAGGGCTACTCAAGGCGATGTGGCGAGGTTTGCTACCGATCTGTTCCGCATCAAGGCTCAGATCGTCTGTAAGTTTTACCCACCAGAGTTGATTGTCGAGATGTCTGGGGTGATGAACACGCCAGAGGGTCAGAATCCGCAATTGTTGCAAGCTGCGGTGCAGATGCTCTCAAACAGCACGATTCGAGACTTCCACATCCAAGTTGAGGCAGACACACTAGCGCAGATTGACGAGCAAGCAGAGAAACAGAATGCTACTGAAGCAGTCCAAGCGATTGGTCTGTTCTTACGCGATGCTTTGCCAATGGTTCAGCAAGCCCCTGAGATGCTACCAATGGCAAGTGAAATGCTATTGTTCTTGGTACGCAGATACCGCGCTGGACGCAGTCTAGAGTCGGCTATCGAACAAGCAATGAAGTCATTACAAGCCAAGGCACAGCAAGCGATGGCACAACCACCTCAAAATCCTGAGATGATGAAGTTACAGGCTGAACAGCAAGCCGAACAGATGCGTATGCAAGCCCAAGCCCAGAGTGATCAGATGAAGATGCAAGCACAGGCTCAACTTGAACAAGGCAAAGCCCAACTTGAGATGCAAATGCAACAAGCGAAAGCCCAAGCAGATATGCAACTAGAGCAAATGAAAGAACAGTTTGCCCTACAACTTGCCAACAACGAGTTACAAGTTAAGGCTCGGGAAATGCAAGGCAAAGAGGAATACGAGCGTTGGAAAGCGGAACTGGACGCTGCGACCAAGATCATGGTGGCAAGGATTGGAAGCAACCCTGGCGTGGACTTGCCCGTTATCGAAGCTGCCTCTGCTCAGATCACCAATGAATTGGGTGGGACTATCGTTCAAGCAATGGACAAAATGGCACTTATGCACGACCAAATGGCTAACTTACACGGGCAGACCATGCAAAACATTGGCGAGGCGATGCAAAGGCTTAACGCGCCTAAAAAGGTTGTGAGGGGTGCTGATGGTTTAGTTATCGGGGTAGAAACAGTATGAGCCTAGTCCTTGCTGATCGGGTTAGAGAAACAACTGATTCAACGGGGACTGGCACGATTACCTTAGGTGGCGCGGTCACGGGGTTTCAGTCATTCTCAGTCATTGGTAACAACAACACAACCTATTACACGATAGCAGGCACTACGCAATGGGAAGTGGGTCTTGGGACTTACTATGGCGGTACTTTAACCAGAGACACAGTTCTATCTTCTTCTACGGGGTCTAAGATTGACTTTAGCGCAGGCTCTAAGGATGTGTTTGTTACCTACCCTGCTGGCAAGTCAGTCAATGAAGACGCTAACAATCGGGTATTGATTCCTTATACAAGTGGCACAACCAATGTTGGGTCTTTAAATGTAGGGGATGCCACGGGACACACAGACTCGGGCGTTATCGCGGGATTTACTGCTAGTGAGCCGTTATATCTCTATACAAGTTTGCAAAACACAAGCGCAGCAAACACCAGTTATGCAAGTTATGCGGTCAATGATGGCGGTCATACCGCTTATGGCGAACTAGGCATTAATAACGCTAATTACAGTTACTCGGCTGCGGGGTTTCCTAACAACGGGTTTTCTACGCCATTGGCTAGTTTTGTGGAATCCTATGGTGGCCCGTTAGTCTTGGGGTCATGGGATAACCAAAAGATAAGCATGATCATCAATGGTGCTGTTAGCACTACGGACGCAATGACCATCAACACCAATGGGTCGGTAGCGTTTAATGGTCAAGTAGGAACTGCGGGGCAAGTCTTACAAAGCAATGCGACAAGCGCACCGATTTGGGTTACGCCAGCAAGCGGCACAGTTACAAGTGTTGGTGGCACAGGAACAGTAAACGGCATCACATTAACAGGCACAGTTACTACTTCTGGTAACTTAACTTTGGGCGGAACGCTAGACCTATCTAGCCCCCCTGCTATTGGTGGAACAACGCCAGCCGCAGGGACTTACACAACGCTAAGTCTTACAGGCACAAGCAATCAAGTATCTAGCGTAGCGGTAAGTTCAGACCCTGCCGCCCCGTCTGCGGGTAACTTAAAGACATTTGCTAGAACTATTGCGGGTGGATATACAGCACCAGCGTTCTTAAATGCTACGCAAAACGTGGCAATGTTGCAACCAGCATGGGCTAACAAAAGAATAGGAATTTGGACTCCAGTAAACAATAGCACTACGCCAAGTATTACAGGTTTATCACCATTTTCAGGCACAGCAACAGGAAACACTAATGCAACCACTAATTTATTTACAAGGGCTATCAAGACAAATTATCTTAGTTCAGCAACTGCTGGCACATTAGGTAATTTATATCAAACAACAAGTGCATATACCCTTGGAGTGCCTGGAACGCCTAATATTGGCGGTTTTTATTATGTTATTCGGTTTGGAATTGCTGATACTGTTGCATCGCCAAGAACATTTATTGGTCTAGGAAGCACATCTGCGCCTACAAACGTAGAACCATCTACATTGATAAACTCAATTGGCGTTGGGCAAGGTGCGGCAGACACTAATTTAAAAATATATTATGGCGGTTCTGCGGCTCAAACACCTATTGATTTAGGGTCAAACTTCCCAACAGGAACATCAGCAACTGATTGGTATGAATTAACTTTGTTTGCGCCACCTACATCTAACAACACAGTTTATTACCAAGTAATTAGGCTCAATACTGGTAATGTGGCCTCTGGAACGCTAACAGGAACTGCTGGAACTGCTTTGCCAGCAAACACAACTAAGTTAGCAATTTCTAATTGGAGAACCAATAATGCTACTGCCTCTGCTGTAACTTTGTCTATTGGCGGTATGTATATGGAAACGGATTACTGATGTACACAATAATTCTTGACCAAGGAACAGTAACAAGGGATGAAGATGGTAAGGTGGTTGCACCTTGCCAATCAGACCAAGACCCTGATTTTCGTGCTTACATTGATTGGGTAGAAGCAGGGAATCAACCTACTATTCTTGAGACTGCATCATGACTTTTGGTTTTGGTGCATTTGCTGAATTACCATTTTCCTCTCTAGGCACAGGAGTAATACCGCCAACGCCAATCGAATTACCTATTGGTGGACACTTTGGGTTTGACGAGAAAAAACGCGATAAACAATGGGAATCCGAGAAAAAGCTAGAAGCTCAGAGGAAACAAAAACTCCATGAGGCTATCTTTGGTCTACCGCCCGAGGTAAGGGAAGAGATTACAACCGCGCCAGAGCAAACGATAGAAATTGCGGTCAGAAAACAAATTGATTATGATTCTCTGATGCAAAAAGTCAAAACCTTAGAAAATAAGGTTAGATTGAAGCGAGATGAAGAAGACATTGCAATGATATTGGAGATGATGTGAGACAAACTTGGGTATTCCCATCTGATGGGTCAGAGCCTTACGAAAAGCACCTCGGCCCACCAAACGAGCGATATTCTGTGATGGGCGATATAGCTCCCTTTATGTCACCAGACGGGGTGATGATTGAGGGTCGCGCCCAATGGCGAGAACACTTAAAGCGCACAGACTCCATCGAGATGGGGCATTCTGATGTCAAGTATGCTCAACAAGAGTGGAACAAAAAGAAGGCAGCTCACATTGATCGACTACGCGGTCAAGTGGCGGTAACGCAAGAGTTTGA